TTAAAAATATACTGTACAATTGCGCTCTCTGACGAAACCGTCAGCTCGCTCCATCTTGGAAGGGTGGCAGAGTGGTTGAATGTACCGCCCTGGAAAGGCGGCATACGGAAATTCCGTATCGAGGGTTCGAATCCCTCCCCTTCCGCCAAGATTCAGAAAGGCAGGAAGCTTCGGCTTCCTGCCTTTTTTCATGCGTGCGGCGTCCCGGCACATCCCGCATGCCGTCTGCAGTTTTTTTTTCAAACGTTTCTTGACTTTTTCAAAAAACTCAGGCATACTTCGTCTCCTCAGCAAATTCGACGTGTCGACAAAGCCAATCACCACGGCCGGCATGTTCGCTGAGCACCTATGGAAGGGTGGCAGAGTGGTTGAATGTACCGCCCTGGAAAGGCGGCATACGGAAATTCCGTATCGAGGGTTCGAATCCCTCCCCTTCCGCCAGAACACAGACCCCGAAGCCTCTCAGGCTCCGGGGTTTTTCTTTATTTACCTTGAGTACCAGGCACATTCCAGAATTCTACTTTCGTCGATTCCGCCAAAATCCGCCAGATTGCGACATATTACGCCATGCGATAGACTGTGGAGGTGGGTCTTTTGGTGGGTCTTTTTTCGGTGGGTCTCTGGTGGGTCTTACGCGATTCACCGCCCAAAGGTAGATATGAAAGATCAAGTCACGTCGAAAAATTTCATGACGCTGCCACCCGGCCGGTACTCGCTCGGCGGTGGGTTGATGCTTCTCGTGCGTTCTGAGTCTTCCCGGCAGTGGGTTGTCCGCTACCGATTCGCGGGGACACGGAAAGACTTGTCGATCGGTGGCGCCTCGCGCATTTCAATCACGTCTGCAAAAGCGCGGGCAGCAAAAATTCTCTCAATGGCGGCCGACGGCATCGATCCGTCATCATCAAAGCTTTCAGAAGAAGACGCCCGAGAAAGCATCACTTTCAAAGAGTTCTATCCTGGTGCAATCGCGACCATTCAAAACGTCAAGCGCTGGAAAAACGAAAAGCACGCATCGCAGTGGGTGTCCACAATCGAAACCTATGCCGTCCCGGTTCTCGGTGCTCTTCGCGTAAAGGACATCACGCGAGGAGACATCCTCGAAGTCCTCAAACCGATCTGGACAGAAAAGCCAGAGACAGCCAGCCGCCTACGAGGCCGCCTCGAAAGTCTCTTCTCTCAAGCAATCGCTGAAGAACTCATACAAACAAACCCTGCCACTTGGAAAGACGGGCTAGCTTTCTTCCTGCCGCCGATCTCAAAAGTCCACGAAGTCAAGCACCATGAGGCAATGCCTCTTGAAATTCTGAAAAGTTTTGCACCGGAGACGGCGAAAAAGACTTCTGTCGTGTCTCGCGCCGTCCTTTTCGGCATCCTCACTGCTACACGCGTGCAAGAGTTCCTTTGCGCACGATGGGACGAGATCGACATCCAGCGCGCGACGTGGACGATCCCGGCCTCTAGGATGAAGTGCGGTCTTGAGCACCGCGTCCCGCTTTCACGTCAGGCACTGGCAGTCCTAGAACGCTGCGAACGAAAGTCTGAGCTCGTCTTTCCTGCGCCACGATCAGACAAAGAGATGGTTATCGACAGCCCTCGGGCTTTTATCCGGAAGGCGACAGGCGAGTCTTTCACAATGCACGGCTTCAGATCAACGTTCCGCGACTGGTGCGAGGAGAACTTCATCCATGAGGCCCTTGCCGAGCGCGCTCTGGCTCACGTAAAGGGCGACAAGGTCGTGCAGGCCTACCAACGCTCAGACCTCCTTGAGCAACGTCGTCCCATCATGCAACAGTGGGCAGATGCGATCCTGCCGACGAAGGATTGATCGATGTTACTTGCCTTGTTTGCGTAATTTGCATATAATGCGTTTAACAAAAGGGGAAATACCCCATCACTCAAACGCAAGGAGCACATCATGCCGCGCATCACTGGTCAATTCACGATCACCCACAACGGGAATCAGATCACGTTCACGCTTGTAGGCGAAACCTACAAGTCTGTCGACACCGAGTCCGGCGTCAAGTCACGCAAGGTGATCAAGTGGCAAGCCACGGAGCACGACGCCGAGCTTGGTGAGATCACTCGCTTCGTCTTCGTCCTTCCGCGCACGAACCGCGCGAACGTCGTCGAAGAATACTTCTCCCCGTCTCAGGGCATCATCTACTGAGCAAAACCTACAGACACAAAAAAGGAGCCCCCGACCGGCGTGAAGCTGATCGGGGGTTTTTCGTGAAGGTATGGCAAGGAATGATTCAAAGCAAGAAGGTTTAACTAAAACTTGCTGTCTCCCAGGCACAGAGCGAACATGAACTCACCCAAACAAAACACCGGAGACCAACATGACGAACACCGACAACCGCCGCGAACTCGAAAAAGCCCTCGAACAGCTCGAACTTGCCATCGACCTCAAGAGCGACGAGGCTGCTGACGCTTACGCAGCCGGGAAAAAAGTAGAATGGCGAAGCCTTGTCAAGGCATTCCTGGCGCTTTGCGACGAACGCGACGAAATCGCTGCCCGCCTTGAAGACCGCGCCTAATCCCCAACAGATACGCCATAGCCCCCGTTTGAACATCCAGACGGGGGTTCATTTGTTCAGGGTTACTCTGGCGTCGTGAATCGCGGATACGTCTTGAAGTATGCGTCCACCTCCTTCAACCAAGCCTGCGCCTTCAAGGAGTAGCTTTTCGCACGCGGAGACTGCGGCTCGTTCCACTCGGCAGGCGTCGGCAGAGGCTCGTCGCTCACGATCTTTGTAGGCACGCTGCACCCGGTCAAGGTCGTCAGAGAGGCGCACAGCATCGCGCCGAGAAGCATCAAGCGCGTCTTGCGCAGCAACAAGTTTTTCATAAGCCTTTCTCCCATCGTTTGCGCGAACAATCGCGGCCTGAAGTTTGACATTGGCGATCTCCTCGCCGTACTCGTGCGACGCGTACATGTACCCGCCGACAGCGCCCGCAGCAAACAGCCCGAGCGGCACAAAAAGCTTCCAGTTCATCGAAGCCTCCATGCAAAAAGAGACCCGCGAAGGGGTCTCGTGTAATTCAATATCCTCGGCGTCGATAGCTCGTCCAGTCGAAGAGCACAGAACGGCCTCCTTCGCGAAGCCGGTCCATCGCCGCCTCGCCCAAGTAGTCCATCAAGGCTTCACCAGAGAGATTGCTGATGACGATCGTCGCCTTCAGCGCCTCGTAGCGTGAGTTGATCACCTCGAAAAGCATCAGCTTCTCGGCATCGGTCCCGAACTGCCTGCCGACTTCATCTATGACAAGAAGGTCAGGCGTAGCAAAGGACTCGTACACCTCGCGCTCGTTTCGATCCGACTGGCGTCCGTAGGTCTCTTTGATTCGCTGAGCGATCCGAGACGCTCGCGTATAGAGCGCAGAGCCGCCGTGCTCGATCAACGCCTGCGCGATTCCTATGGCAAGGTGCGTCTTACCCGTTCCAGACGTGCCGTAGAAAAGCAGGTTTGCACCACTGTCGTCGTTCTCGCAGATTGTCTGCAAGTACTCCCTTGAAGCCTCAAGCGCGGCACGTTGGCCACCGTTCGACACGACATAGCCTTCAAGCGTGCGGCCTCTGTATCGAGCCGGTATGGCCGCGTCACCGATGATGCGACAAGCCTTCACCGCCTCGCTGCGCTTTGTAGCCTCTTTCGCCAGTCTGGCGTTCTCACGGTCGCGGGCTTCAAGCGCACACTGCGCACAGCCCATCCAGATGATCCGGTCGCGGATCATTACTCCCGTGTCCGTAAATGCACCATGTGTGGTGCAGATTGCGGGCTTCGTGCGCCCGTTGCGAATGTGCGAAAGATCGACTTCACTCAAAGCCATTCATTCTCATTCCTTCCCTCAAAAGTCAAACGGGTCCCGGCGGTAGTGCCCGGGCGTTGCATCTGTCATATATCCCGTTTTCGATTTCTTGTTTTTATCTGGTATAGGTCGCCCATTACCGGCCGCACCTTTCGCCTTTGTCGGCTTTTCGGACTGCCGCTCCTGGGTCGCGCGCTCGCCTTTTTCGGTCAGAGTGAACCACCTGGTCCGGTCATATGCCGATCGGTTGAAGTTCCCTGTTTCCACGTATCCACAGGTTATCAACTTATCCAGAGCGCCCCTCACCTGCTTCTCGCTCAGATAGTCGAAGAGCTCGGCAAAGTGACGCGTGCTGCCATAGGTCCAGTGCTTGCCATCGTGCTTGTGACGACCTGCTTTCCTGTTCGCTCGGACCCAGAACGCGATGTTCTCCAAAACGACGGCTGCGTTGACGCCGACCTCGACGGCAACCGACACGCTGAAATGGTGCTTTACGCCCGACATGTTTGGGCTTATTGCTTTTTCTTCGGGGGATGTCATACTAGAGATAGCGAATTCCTCCCCTCATTTCATTCGATAGCCTCGCCGAACTGTCACGGCGGGGCCTTTTTCATTCCTCCGCCCCGAAAACGTCCGGAAAGAGCTCGCAAGCCGGAACGCCGAGCACTTCCTCATACGCTCGCAACGTCTTGAAGTGCGCCGGTGTCGCGGCACCGCTCTCATGTTTTGAGACTGTTTGCTGTCCGCATCCGACAAGCGCGGCCAGCTCCGCCTGCGTGAACCCCGCTTCCCTGCGTGCCCTCTTCAACGCAGCTCTCTCAAACGGCTTCATCGCCAACGTATTCCTTGAACTTCTTTGGGAAGATACAATAAGACCACTGATTGCTCCCCGGCATCTTTGCAGCCGTTCCAAACGGAAGCAATCCCTTTTGCAGACAGATTCGTATGTACTGGGGCGACTTATTGAGCGCCTTAGCGACATCGTTCACCGTTAGGTTTCTCAATGGAAAACATCTCCTTTTTCATCTTTTTTAGACAGTTGCGGTTAAAAAAAATCGCGCATGATCGCACGGTGCCTCTCACTGCCTTTCAAAAAAATAGTACGAAATAAGATAATTGAGTTCAATAGTGAATTTTTGGAAGTTAATCGTTTCTCTTGCTTTGATAAATTAAATGATCTAAATTAGATATATATCTAAATTAGATATTTATAACAGCAAGGGGAGAGAGTTTAATGGAGTATTTATCCGACAAAGAAATAGGCTACATCATCAAACGCGCGAGGATGCTTCGAAATCTGACGCAGGCGGAACTCGGTGAGCGACTTGGTGTGCAGGCCGCTGCGGTCCAAAAATGGGAAAGCGGAAAGGTCACGAACATCAAGCGAAACATCCTCAGGGATATGGCCGTCGAACTGAGAGTGAATCCTGCGTTGCTGATAGGCCTGCCAGTTCAGACGGATTTCCTCAAGCAGCTATCGAAAACCGAGCGCATTGGAATGGAGAACTTCTTGAAGGAGTATCAAACCAAGCACCTCAAAGAAGGTGATGACAATTAAAGCGCCAAACGGCTATGGAAACATTTCAAAATTAAGCGGCAATCGCCGACGGCCCTTCTGGGTACGAATCACAACCGGATGGGAGATCAACGAAGAGACGGGAAAGGCAAAGCAGCTCACGTCCACGCTTGGATACTACGCAAGCCGAAAAGAAGCGATGATCGCTTTGGCCGAGTACCACCAGAACCCAATCGACCTCACAAGAAAGACGCTCACCTTTGCTGAGGTCTGGGACATCTGGACGCCGCCGCACTTCAAGAAGTACCCGAGCAGCGCCGCCGGGCTCAGGTCAGCCTACAAGCGCTGCGCCCCGCTCTACGACATGCAGATGGCCGACATCAAGAAGGTCCACATGCAGGACATCCTCGACGGCATGAATCACATGTCGGAGGAGAGTCAGGGCAAGGTGAAATCGATCTTCAAAAACGCGTTCAAGTACTGCATCGAGAACGACATCGTCACGAAAGACTACTCGCAGTTCCTGGTGATCACACCGCCCAAAAAGAAAAAGGCCGCGAAGGAAAAATTCTTCACGGCAGAGGAGCTCGGCGCTGTATTTGGCTCGCAAGACTTCGCAGTGCAATTCCCTACTGGCAAGAAGTCTTACGCCGAATTGCGACTGGCTGACACGGTGCTCATCATGCTCTACACCGGCATGCGGATAGGAGAGCTCCTCGGGGTCAAGACCGAAGACGTGGACCTTGCGCAGCGCATCATCCACGTGCGCGGGACAAAGACCGAAAACGCAGACCGGATTGTGCCGATTCACAAAGAGCTTGCGTCGATCCTTTCAAAGCGCCTAGATGGCGAGCACCTGATCGAAAACGCGAACGGCAAGCCGATCAAGTACGACCAGTACAAGAAGCACTTTTTCGACCCGTATATGGAGAGCCTAGGCGTCTCGCACACGCCTCACGCGCTCCGACATACGTTCGTCTCTATGATGGATTCTTGCGGCGTATCGTCGAACTCAGTGGCGCTAAAAAGGATCGTCGGCCACTCGAATTCGAACGTGACAGAGTTGTATACGCACAAGGACGTTACCGACCTGATCGAAGCAATCGACAAATTGCAAGTGAACGTTGTGTGACAATTCAGTGAACTGGGAAAGTCAAGCCGAAAGGCTTTTTTCTAGGCGTGTCGTGTAACTTACGTGTCACTTACGCACTCTAAAACAGGGCGTTTTCCCGTAATTCTCTGAAAGTTAAAAAGCCCCCAAAACCGCGCCGTACGTAGGTTTCAGGGGCTTTTCTCATTTCTTATAGGACGCTACAGAATTTACTACAACAGTAACTTGATTAGTCGGACAAAGCCCGGTGTGACGCGGTTTTCGTGTTCTCGTGTCACTTACGCGTCACTTCCCGCGTAATTCTCTGCATGCCTAATTAGTATATCGTAAACCCTTATAGGTCACAAGAATTTTTGAAATTCGGCTCAAGAAAAAGTTTTTTCGACTCCCTCGGCAATTACACGTGCGAGCTTGTCTTGGTAGCTGAACCTGAACAACTTCTCGGCTGTCGGATCGTGTGAGATGAAGCCGACCTCCACCAGTGCGGCCGGTGAGTTCGTGTGCTTCAGCACGTAGTACTTCGCCTCCTTGACACATCGGTCTTTTTCTTCAGGAAAGCTTGAAGCCAGACCGTTCTGGATGTTTTCGGCAAGGCGTTTCGTCACGCCTCCAACACCCGGATATTTGAACGTCTCGATTCCGCTTGCGTCCTTGTTCTCGGCGCTATTGCAGTGGATCGAAATGAACGCGTCCGCCTTGGCAGCGTTCGAAATGTCGCATCGCTGTTGAAGCAGAAGTGCCTGATCCTTCGTTCGAGTGAGCACGACGCGATGCCCTTTCGCCTTTAGTTTGTCCGCAATTTTGTTTGCGATACCCAAGGCCGCTTCAGCCTCTTTGTAGCGACCATTCACAGCCCCCGGATCAGTACCTCCGTGCCCCGGGTCCAGCACGATAGTCAGTTTCTTACTCATTTCTTGACAACCTCCCTACTCTTAATTTCCTTAATCGCTCGATGCAGAAAGCCTGGGATCATGCCGCCAAAGCCAAGGCGGTCAAGATTCTCAAGCGTGCTGCCGAGTTCATTAACGGCGTAAGCCGCAATAGCCGCGTTGCGCAGCATGTCTGTGCCTGCGATTACGTCAAGCCCATGCGAAAGCATCACGACGACGAAAATGAAATCCTTTTTGAAAAGCCCTCGAAAGCCGACACGGCTGTTCCACTCGCCGGTCTTTCCTGCAGCGATGGTCCCCGTCACGTAGTCCACGGCGACGAACATCAACAGCCACTGCAACTGCAGGTCAATACCTCCTAGCGCCCAAGCCAGTGCGCTTCCGACAGCCCCTGAAGCGAGCATCAAATACGCCTCCCCTTTTGCAGGGATGAGCAACGACATGTAGTCGATGAACGTCTGCACAAACCCTCTCTCCATAAATCACCTCCTTGTTTGTTCTCCCCTTCACCATATGCAACGACCGTCAAAATCCCTAGCCCTGACACGCCTGCCATCACTACAGGCGTAAAAAAAAGGGGACGGTTTCCCGTCCCCATTTATGGAGCTTTAAGACTTAGCTTTTAAGTCGCTCAACCTCTTCCGAAAGTCGCTGAACCGCGAGGATCAACGGACACACCAGAGAAGCATAGTCCACCGCCAGATAGCCCTCAGACGACTTGCTGACAAAGAGCTTCGCAATCTGCGGGTCCGCCTTCTGGACCTGCTGCGCAATGAGCCCCATGTGCTTCTGACCGCCTTCCTCGCCAAGGTAGGAGTAAGTCACGACTGGGAGCTTGCGAATGAACTCAATCGCTCGGTCGGCATCGACCTTCGCAATTCCCTCCTTAAGGCGAACGTCCGACGAAACGCTGATGGCCGTCTTCGAGTAGATTTTCGAACCGGCAATCATCGTCTCAAGGCTGTTCGTCGCGAGCGTCATCATGGACGACGTCTTGAAGAGCGCCTGAGTCCCGTTGAGGCGAATAACGTCAGAAGCTACAGAACCACCGAAATCCTGGCCGTCCTGACCATCTCGGCCATTCGTTCCATCGCGACCATCGGCACCCGGATAGCCCTGCGGACCGCGTTCGCCATCTCGACCAGGAAGTCCATCCTTACCAGGAGCGCCGTCTTTACCGGGCGCACCCTCAGCACCGGGAAGTCCATCCTTACCAGGAAGCCCCTGCTCACCACGAGCGCCGTCGATGCCGTCCTTTCCATCAACACCGTCCTTGCCGGGCAGGCCAGGCTCACCCATAAGGCTCGCGAGCCATTCAACCTCGCTACCAATGAAGCCGTTGGCGACAGCGACCTCATAGGCACTCAAGCCATCAGCACCATCGGCACCTGGCGTGCCAGAGCCACCTTCGCCCTTGAGGGCAAAGCGAGCGTCCGCTTCGGTCTTGCTGTAGATCGTGAGGCTGTTCGCCTTTTCGTCAAGCACATCCGAAAGCCATTTGTCTTCGTTGCGATAGTTCACAACGTCGGTGGAGTGATCCGCAAGCACTCGGATAGGAGCCGGCTTGAAAGTCGAATCCATACGGTCGTACCAGAACCCAATCAGAGATTCGTCGAGCGTCTCGATTCGAATCAAACGCGCGTCGATCACTTCGGTCGGATACTCCTGCACGCCGATGCAGAGGTCCTTTTCGTTGAGCTGAGCGTAGAAGAAGTAGATCACTTCGACCCAGCCGTTGCCAGTCCACTTCTTACCGATGACGGTCTTGTCGTCAGTCGTACCGATGTAGATGTAGTTGGGAATGGTCACCTCAGTCGGGAAACCGTATGTGCCAGTGCAGATGCTCTGGTCGTTAATGAAGCCGTAATAAAACAATGGCTTTCCTTATAAAAAAAGGCCGAGGGACAGTCCCCCGGCCATGAGCACACAGTAGCATGCTCTGAGTCGCAACGTGCCGATTCTCACAGCTCGTTGCATCTGTCCTCAGAAGAGGACGCTGTACAGCCACGCGCAGAGAACCCCGGCAATGAAGCCGACCGGTCCCCAGAAGAGTCGAGTCTTCCGGCGCGTCTCAGCATCGAGCAGAGCCTTCTGGGCCTCAACCTTGGCGATGAGCTCGTCCGTCACTTCCTCGACCTTGACGCCGAGTTTGTCGAGCCATTCCTTCACTTCTTCCTTTGTCATTTCAGTCACCTTCTCCTTTAGCGCATCTTTCAGCGCCTTGACAATAAAATCCCACATATGAAAAAACCGCCAGAAGGCGGTGTGATAAAGTTATGTGTACGTACCATGCTCGCGGCTGATTTGGCAACCGTGAGCCATTTTTGCATTCATATCAAACATGTTTCAAGATGTTATCCCCCCCCCCGACCAATATTCTCCGTTTGGTGATTAATCTCGATCGCTCGCCAGAGCGTCTTGAATCGATTTCAAAACAACTTTCCGCGCAAGGCCTCTCCTTCCAACGCATCCCCGCCAGAGACGGTCGTAAATTGAGCCCGGAGGAACTCTCCCGGCTAGAGGCCCCCTACGACGCCCCCGAGAAATTCGTCTTCAGAAAAGCGCTGTGGCCAACTGAGATTGCGTGCTTCCTATCGCATGCGACCTGTTGGGAAAAGCTCGTAAAAAGCAACTGCGAATGGGGCTTGATCATGGAGGACGACATCGTCCTATCGCCCCGCTTCAAGCTGTTCGCCGCGTCTTCCGATTGGATCCCTCAAGGAGTCCGCGTCATCCAGCTCCACGGATCCCGTCAAACGTTCACTGTCGGAGAGGGCTATCCAGTTCACGACACGGAATTGTTTCGGATCATCCGGCCAACACCGCTTGGCTGCCTGGCGTACCTGATTCATCGCGAAGCCGCTGCCTACGCACTCGCTACCTATATGCCGATACCGGCCCCCGTCGACGACTGGCTGTTCTGCCCTTACTCCGACTTCGCGAAGCGTTTTCCTCCGCATAGACTGCTTTCGGCTTGCGCTACAACGCTCTACGCCCCGTCGGACATCGGGGACCGAACCAACCGCAGACAGCTGCCGACGAGCGTAAAAGTGCGTTTACTCCGTGGGTTCAAGTCTGGCAGCTATCGCCTTTCGACGATGTTCCGCAAGAAAAGAACCCTGACGCTTACGCAAGATTGATGATCGGTCTACCGCCTGCGGGCGGAGGTGTCAAATTTCTTGGGAGTTGACGCCGTTATGCCCTCTCGTAAGGCCTTGGCCAGAACTCACCCATTGTCACTACGGACTTTGCAAACGCCTCTTTCAGCTGCTCGACCGTGACGTTCGCGACTTCGTCGTTCGCCAACACCCAAATGACGGACGAGCGACCCAGAATTTCAGACGCCTTAATGGCGTTCGCCATTCTCGCTTGAGCATGCTCTCCACCATCAAAGGGCATTCCGTCGACCTCGACGATGATTGTGCCAACTTGCTCTGCTCGAATGCGCTTTGCTTCTGCGAGACGCCGCGCCTCCAACTCTTCAGCCGGAATCTTTGGCGCATAGCCCGCGACGTAATAGCGTCCATCGTAGGCTTGCTCCACTTCTCCGACTTCCGTATAGCCCATTGCCTCGAAAAGCCCAACGGATTTTCCTACGGCAATAAGCACTTCCTTGGTGTCCTCATTTTGAATCTTGTGTCTGTGGATCATAACTTCACCTCATTGGATGGAAATAGACATTGCCTACGTTTGAAACGGTATATGTTTCTCCAGCCCGTACAGGAAGAATTCCTGTAGCCGTCCCAGGATATCTGTTTTGGTAGAACTCAAAAAGTTTTGCACCGCTGGCTTTGTGTATGACTTTACCGCCCGTATAGTCACCGCTATTCATATTTTCGAGCCTCAGCCATCCGTCTTCAACCGGAGTGAAATCCCCTTTTGTAATTTGAACGAACGATCCATAGTTAGGCATCATTCGTGTCGCAGGAGGAATATTCGGCTTATTCGACAAGTCGTTGTAGTTCCCAGAGGTCGCTACAGCATGAAGCCCGAGATAAACGTTCCCTTTGCTGTCAGGAGCCTTTCCTTCGACGGTTTTTGCTCCAACGTCGACCGAAACATTTCCGTTCGAATCAGGAGTATTTCCGTTTACCGTCTTCGCCCCAACATCGACGAGCACATTGCCGTCCGCGCCGGCGACGTTCCCATTCACGCTTCGAACATGGGTACGAACGGTCCATTCAACCATGCCGTCCGCAATGACCTGACCATGCGTGACATTTCGCGTATCAAGCAGCTCCGCGCTCGTCTTCCCCGCCTTCGTGCATTCGAGGAAGCGCTCGTACTGGAAGGCGCAGTCCACCTTGTCGCCGACTTGGTACGCCGTTGACTTGCGTCTGAACTCGTTGATTTCGTAGATCAGCTGAGTGCAGACCGCCGTCTGGGGAGCTTCATTCAAAACGTCCTCTTCAGCAGCAAGGCGCACGAGACCGGCCTTGCTCGTCGTAGCGTTCGGAAGCGTCACTTCGCCGGATGCGTCAGGCGCGATGCTATTCACCGTCTTCACCGCGCCAGACTCGCTCCACTTTCCGAAGGTCACCCCATTATTGCAGTTGCGCCAGAAGGTGCGGACCGTGTTGTCGGTTAGGTTCGGGACGTAGCAGACCTGCACGATGTTCCCGCTGACAGGAGCACCCGTGTCATAAGCCTGCACGATGCAGAAGGTGCAAGCGATCGGTGTATTTTTCAGCGTCCCACTGCAGGCCCATGTTTTGTCCTCAAGCAGCGTGTTCAGGTCCGCGTTGGCGATCTGGATCGTGTGATCTCGCTTATTCGCCAAGCCCTTCGTCAGCTCATCTTTTGTCGCCAGATGACTCATGTCGACATCGATCTGAATGTCGCCATTGCTGTCAGGCTTCTTCTTGTTCACAGTACGCACGGCGTCTTCGACATTTTCGACGCGCGTAATCGGAAACTGAATGACGGGGTTACCCGCCTCATCCGTCGTCGTAAAGACGATGTCCTGTTCTTTCAGAGCCATTATTTAGCCCCCTCCTTTGTATTCAGCCCGTAGTCAGGCTTTGACGTAGAGCGATCTCGAATCGCGCTGCACGTCTTGTGTTTCGCGAAGTCCGAAGCCTCAGCCTTTGTGACGACCTCGGACTTCTTTGCGAACTCTTTGCTAATTTGCTGACTCTGCTTCTCTTTGAAGTGAGCCAGCCCTATCAAATCAAGAAAAGAGTTAGCCATCGGAATGCCCCCTTATGCAAAGAGGGCGTCGATCTCTTCGTTCGTAATGCCAGTCATCGTGATCATCGGAGCCATCGGGTCCCAACTCGCGCCATTCCAAACGACATTCATCCCGGCGTCGATCTGATGAGCAGGATCGGCAGTCTCGACGTTGTACATATCGCCGGCTTTCACATCCTTGGTCGGCAACGCCGCATAGTTTTCGACGGAACCCTTGTAGTTCACAGCGCTCGCAATGTCCGTTTTCAGCGCGTACGGCGTGAGATCGATATTGACGCCCTTAGTTGTGATCGGCAGAGCGCCGCCGTTGACGCTCACCTTTTCGAGTACGTTCACTTGTGCGCCCACAGCGACTCCTTGCAGCTTCGTGAAGTCGGCAGCAGACATCAGACCCGCAGCATCAGCCGTGGCCGGACCATACGTCGTGTCCTGCGCCGGGATACCAAGAGCCGTAATGTCACCCTTGACGACCTTCGTCCCGAGAGTGACGTGCCCGTTACCGTCGGTCGTGATTTTGTAGAGACCCGCCGCAAGAGCGCCTGCCGTCACGGTCGGATGGACATAAACGGGCGTCTCAACGTCATTGATCTGGATGTTCCCGTTCGTTTCAGAGTTTTCGACCTTCGTAGCCTGAGCCGCGATACCTTGCAACTTGGCGAAGTCTTCCTTGCTCATCAGACCGTCTTTCTGAGCCGTTGCAAGCTCATAGATCGTCTGCGGCATCGTCACCGTTGCGAGAGTTGCACCAGAGACGCTCTTCAGCGTGATCGTGCGCCCCTCGATCGTCATCTGCCCGGCAACGACCGTCTTCAATTTGCTGTCGTAATGAGTCAAACCTTGCTTGTCTAAAAAAGCATTCAAAGCACTCATTTTTCTCACTCCCTTTACGATTAAAAAAGATTGTCAATGAAAGAGTTGTCGATGCGTTCGACAAAAGAGGTGCCATCCTGACCGTCCTCTCCGTCCTTGCCTGGCGCACCATCCTTCCCCGGCGGCCCCTGAATGCCTGGGACCTCAACGGTAACGACCTTGGGAACGATGTCCTGACATTGAGCATCGACTTGAATTTCTTCTTCTGGCGTGATTTGCGCAGTAATTGCGAGCTCACGCCTTGCGCGCGCATTTAACACGAGTCACCTCCGGGGAGACCTTGATTTTTCCCTCAACGACCCGCGTGATTTCGCCGTCCGGAGACTGAAGCTCCAAGTCGTACAGCACCGTGTCACCCGGGTACCCTTCTGTGTTTTCATGTTTGAATTTCGCTGTGACCTTTCCCGCCGATTCATCGAGCAGAAGACGACCATTACACGTCGTCAGCGTGTCAATCGCCTCTTCGCTGAATGCGTACCTGCGCAACTGCATGGCGGCTGAATATCCAGTCAGGTCAAGCGGACCGTTCTTGTCGCTCAGGACGAAAGAAACCGTCTTATCTGATCCTTGATCGAGCGTGAAATTTTTGACCGCAGCCATTCCAACACCTCCTTCAACTCAGGCCGTAATCGGGCTTTTCAGGAGCACGGTCTCTTTGCTCGCCAACGTCCTTCGAGAGATTGACCGAGATCGTTCCGTCTGCTTCAACATCGACGTTCTTGCCGATCTTGATGTGGCCTAGCTTGTCAGCAGTTGCAGCCGTCAACTCGTGGACGATGCCTGTTGCAGCAGCGCCCGTCTGATCGACGGCTTCGGGAGCTCCGCCTGCACCAGGTCGGATCAACTTCCCGGCGTTCTGCGCGGCCATGAGACTCTTGTATGCCTCGTCCGCGACTGCCACCTTGTCGGCGGGCATGACGTCCACCGACACGATTTCAGTGCAGTAAAAAGCGCGTTGAGACGCGCTGTAGTAGTAAGCCATAGAATCATCTCCTTTCAGAATCCGAGCGCCATCCAGAGCGCCTGGACCTTTCCGTTTGCGTTGTGCTTGAAGGTCGTGTTCCCCTTCGTCAAACCAGTGGCAACGAAGTCCGCAGCAACCTCACCAGTAGGCGTCGCGTTCGCGAAAACGGCGCTCGTCGGGAAAGCAACTGGGAAGGCAACAACGGTCGAGCCATCGGATGCAATCGAGGCTTTTCCCCACTGCACGATCAAACCGTTCGGCAACTTCTGAAAGCCGCTGTCGCCGTGATTCTTCAGAAACGCGGAAAACATCGTGAAGGGAGTCACGGCCTTCGAGTTGTCTTTCCCCTCAATGACTTCCTGCGCAACAGCAAACCGCACAAGACCAGTCCTTGAAGCGGTCGCCGTTCGTGCGCTCAGACTTTTCGGCGTGACAGCACGCGTTCCATCGGTCCCCGCGATCGTTTCCTCATCCGTCGCAAGTTCAACAACACCAAGAGTCGTGGTCGTCGCCGGCGGATTCAGGAAGTTCGTATCTCCGAACGCGATCGAGTCAGCAGAGAAGTCCGTCACCGCAAGGTCAATTGCAAGTAGCGCCTGCGACTGCGAGGCCTTCAGGATGATCGGAACCGTCTGCGAGCAAACCGCGAAAAGGGTTCCACTCGCCGTATAGAGACCGACCTCGTAGACCGTGTAGGCATCGGCCGAATCATCGCGGGCCGCAAGGTGGATGACGTTGTCTCCAACCGCACCGCCTGCGATGGTCGTCAGACGCTTGAACTCTTCCTTCAGAGCCGTCATATCGCCAGTCGGCGTGTATTGCCCCGTGCCGTAGCCCACCTCTGTAATGACGACGGGCGCGGTACCAGACTGCTCGGCGTTGACGACCTCTGCCAGACCGGCGTCAGTAATCAAAATTGTGTTGGCCATTATTCGGCACCTCCTTGTTTCGCAAGAGCCGCCGCCACAGCTGCATCAACAACAGCTTTCAGCGTTGCTGGCGTGATGAACTTCGTCATCGACGTGCCAACTTTCGCCTCCTCAACTGTCGCAATTCGCGCATCGAGTGCAGCCTTTCCAGTCGCGGGCGTCATTGCCTTCAGAGCCTCTGTTCCGGCCGTAGCTTCAACCGCAGAAGCAATCTGAATCAGCCCCTTGGCGGCTTCGCTTGCGTCCGGGGTCGCCTCATCGACGACGGCCTTTAAGCTCGCAGGGGTAACGGCGCGTTCTTTGTCCGTCCCTGCCTTTGCCTCAGCCTCTGTCGCCAGTTCGACAAGACCGTTTCGTCCGGTCGTAGCTTTCAAGCCTCGAAGGCCGAGAGGCGTCACATATAGCGTCCCGGACTTCCCTTCGATCGTTTCCGCTTCGGAAGCAGCCGCGCCTTTCAGGGTCGCAGGCGTGAGAGCAGCCGCGCCTTCCGTTCCCGCCTTCGCTTCGCCTTCCGATGCTGTGCGGATGAGACCCGCACGCTTTGCCGTAGAAGTCAAGCTCTTCAGACTGGCGGGCGTCACGACTCGCTGCGTATCGGTCCCTGCCTGCGTTTCTTCGTCAGTAGCAAGCTCAACGATTCCTGCGTTTTCACGTGTTGCGGCTGTGAAAGAGAAAGACATGTCGCCGAAAGTGATGTTCCCGGTGCTGACGCCTTCGAGCTTCATGTCGATAGCAAGGAGCAAATTGCTTGACTCCTGCTTTGCAATGATCGGAGTGCTCTGCGAGTAGACCGCGAAAAGCGTCCCGTCAGAAAGGAAAAGGCCGAACTCGCACACCTCGTACGCGCCCGGCCCGTCGTCCTTGCATGCGACGTGAATCGCATTGTCACCTGCTTGCCCACCTTCGAGAATCGGCAAGCGCTTGACTTGAGCTTGTAACTGTGTCTGCTCCTTACTTGCTGTGTATTTGCCGGTGCCGACACCGATCTCAGAAATGGTGACGGCGTTGGTCCCGGTCTCTTTTGCGTTGATAACGGCCTGAATACCTGCCGTCGTCAAAACGATGTCCATAAAAACCCCTCCTTATTTTGCGAGGCCGACGAGCGAGCGCATCGCGATAGGCCGTGCCCCGACGAAAATGCCGACAGCCGCATCAATGTCTCGGCTCACAATCTCTTCAGAGCGAATACGCGCGTAAGCCACCGGGCGAAGATAACCGTCAACACCCATGCCGCCCTGTAGCTGTCTCACGAGCACGAAGGTGTAGTGCGAACGGACTGGCTTCGCGTCGTCGACGAGCGCGAAAAGGTCCTCCTGCATTTCGGCATCAAGCGTGCCGTCTATGTTTCCAAGCGTCGCCAGAATCTCGAACGTGTGAGGCGTTCCCTTGGGTTCCATCTGCCACCACTCTCTGATGGTCGCAGCCGAACCGATCGAAGAAACGGCATCTTTGACAGCACGAAGCGTCCCTTTCTTTCGCTTTTCCCTCACAACGTTTTTCAGGACGCTACGCTTCAAAGCAACGGGCCAGGAATCGCGCCAGACGCTCGCATCCCACCCATAGGCGACGTGGTCGAGCTGCGTGCTCGTGAGCTTGTCAATGCTGACGTAAATCGACGGAAGATCAACCGCCGCCGTCATATCGAGCAACTGCTTGTCGAGCGCCGTCGCGCTGTGCCTGACGTTGTCGTCTTGAGCAATTGAGTCCGGAAGCAAGTCGCTCAGCCTTACCTCCGCGAGCTCCTTACTCATCCTTGTAGCCCTCGTAAACGATCTTCACGCCCGTGCACTGCGCGACCTGGTCGCTTTCGAGCTTCTGGAAATCAACTGGCTTCATCGTCGGGTTGTCGATGCGCGAAGCTCCCGCCTGCATGACGTACTGAATGAGCCTTGCAGGGAGAATGTCGCGCCCGATTTTTCCTTGCTGCCACACGCGGTATTTTTCGACCGCCTTTTCAACATCAGATTTGATCTGCTCGGCGCGCGAACTGTCCTCGCGACTGATCCAGTAATGAATCTCAAGCTCATAATTCACGGCCTTCGGCGCAAGCACCTGGACGAAGTCCGTGAGAGGTCGACGCGTTTCATCACTCAAGTACGCATCGATCTGCTCAAGCGTTTCTTTTGAAGGCAATTCACCGCCCGCGAGCAGAACGTAAACATCGACCTCGCCTGGTGTCGGGGAGGTGACAGAAACGTCTAGCACGGAGCTCGACACGCTCTTCGCATGGTAGACATACGCCTTCTCAGGACCTGCAACAGAGAAGCCGTTCGGTGCGAGGCGAATGCGCTCTGCAAGAGACTCGTCGCTTTCCGCTTCGGAACCGCCCGTCGTGATCGTTGTGTTTTCAGCTTTCGAGACGAACGTCATCGGCTTGACGATCGTGTTGACCTGCCCGGCAAGGTAATCGTTGCCGATCGTACCCGCAACGGTGCAGGATGCCGTGACACTCCCTTCGAGCTTACCTTTCTCAATATTGAGTTCATGGTCCGTCGCGAAGGTCACAACCCCGTTCGTCACCTCAGTTCCAGCAGGGATCGTGTAGACCGTCGCCAGAGCCTGCGAAAGCGTGAATTTGATCGTCGTAACGGCCCTACTTTCGGCAAGACGCGTAACGCTCAAAAGCGTACCGAGCGCATCGAGATAGCCGTCCTGAGCGTATGAAAGCAGATTCTGCTGTGCCGCCAGATTCACGGCAGTGCGCTGCTGAATGATGACAGCAGCGAGGCTCAACAGGTAGAGGCGAACCGGGTCCCCCGCCGCGAGTGTGCGTCCGCTCGCCTGCTCATAACCCGTAATAATCTCCGCTTTGATTGTCTCGGCGTCCGTTTCGAGAAAGTTGACCTCAGGCAACCCCCATCGTGGTAGTACTTCTGCCATTTACTCATCTCCTCCAATCTGAACGACGACGCGCGGTTTCAAAACGCCGTCCATCGCGCTCGCCGTGTCTTCGTCAAAGTCGACAGAAACGACCGTTGCCCTTAGCTCGTACTTTTCAATCACGTCGATCACCTCAGACCGCATCAGCATCTTGGCGACCGGCAGGGGCTTATCTACGTGCGCCCACGTCAGGCCAAAGTCTCGATCCAATGGCACGGAGCCTTTTCGCGTGCTGAGGATTGTCCTCACGTTCTGCAGAATCTCTCGCACCTCGTCCGACGGCGCGAAGTCAACTTGACTTGATAGCGTTACTGTGTATTGAGCCATTTACGCCGCCTCCTTCAAGGTGATGCTGACCTCTGCCGACACGCAGATGCCAAAGTTGTTGTGATACTTGCGCTCCTCACCAATCGACTCAATGACGAACTTTCCAAGGTAGTCCGGCCCGATGAGCAAGCGTTCCGGCTTCTTCTTTTCGAGCATTTTCTTGAGCATGATGAGTGCCTCCAGAGGCGGCGTCCCGAGCGAGGAGTTCAACTGAATATTGAAGCTGACCTCCGTTAGCCCTGGACCGATGTACTCAAGCACCGGCTTCTTTCCGATGATCTCGTGCGTCGCCCATCTGGCGCTGCGCGAGACGGACAGGTCCTTGAATGTGTAGACGATGGCGCTGCTACTGACGAACGGGACCTTCCCAAACAGTCCGGTTAAGCTAAAACCAAGTCCCATTTCATCGCCTCCTTACAGCGGCGGACTCGTCGGCGAGCCGTCGCCCTGTTCTTGGTGTTTGTGGTTCATCAGACTGATGCCGCCTGCGACCACATCGCTCGACGCATCGATCTGACCTTCCAGATTCATGTTTCCGGACACCGTTACGGCCGCACCGCCTCCACCGCTAACAGCGAGGCCGCCCTTCCCGGTAATGAGACCAGTGACGTTCAGCACACCAGTAATGTCCGTTTTCGGCGTATCAAGCGTGACGCTCGACGACGCATTGACCGTCGCCGTTGTGCAATTGATCGTCACGGCGTTCGGCACCGTGATGGAGCCGTCCTGGCGGTTGAAAACGATCTCCGTGCCTTCAATCGTCACCGTGAGCTTGTGCTCCTGACGGTCGTAGCAGACGCGCGTGTCGTCGCTAAAGACGACCGTTCGCCGGTCAAGGGATGCCTCTGGCGGCTTAATCTCCCCGGCATATAGAGAGCCGATAATGAAGCCGTCTTCCTGCCCCGGTCCCAAGAAAAGGCAAACAACGTCCTCCCCCGGATGGACCATCTGATAATCCTGGTTCTCGTAGGTATTACGTTGCAGAATCTGCAGGTCGTAAGACACAAGCGAGTCTTCGTCATCGAACACCACCCTGGCCGTGCATTTTTCAGGGTCTACGCTACTGACCTCCCCAATCTTGATCAGATCAGGAAGGGGCTGTTGTTCAAACAGTGGCATGAGACCACCTCCTTAATAGTTACTGTTCACACGCCGGACAGAGATACTTGTCACATAGCCGCTCGTTGAAACAGAGTGCGAGGCCGACTCGATGTAGAACCGACCATCAAAGCTGCCGAACCCTTTGAGCTCAACAACGACACCTGCCACAAGCGATGTGTCACCAACCAGTGAAAGACTTCCCGTTACGCTGCGAAGGTTGAGTTTCCTCAATGTGGCTTTGGCGATGCGTTTGGCTTCGTCCAGAGATGCGGCGCGCTTTTTGACCTGATACTCCTGACCGTTATCCTCCACATCCGGGTCCGTGTATGTGTAGGTATTGACCGCAACGTTGACCTTCTTCTTAACCTTCTGAAGGTCCATGTCATACTCAGGATCATCCCCACCGTCGCCCTTTTCAAGGTCCATGTTGTAACCACCAGAAGAGCCTTTCTGCTTCTTCTTCGGATCGCGCCAAGACACCGTACAAGTTTTGTACGTCTCCGATTGCTGTGACTCGAAGTCCCACGAAAGGATGTCCGAAACACCAAGCTTGAGTGTTTTGACCGGCTTCTTCTTTTCATAGAAAGCCTGGTCGAAGATCACAATCTGCGAGTCCGTCACCTTGATCGAAAGCCCGGCGTCTTCACATAAGCGCGAGAGGAACCTAAGGTTGCTTTCGGCCTTCTGGTCTTGGCGGCCGTAGCTCGGGTTGTCCTGAGAATCGAATAGGAGCTTGACTTTCGCGGCAGTCGCAATCTCCTGAGCAATGCCCTTGAGCGTCTTTTTCTCCCAAGCCTTTGTCACCATCTTTCGACGGATCGGAGTGTTGAGAGGAATCGAGACTGCACGCATCTCGAAAACACGAGGAGATCCACTGGTCCGGAGTGAATCGACGAAGAACTTTCCACAGAACAGTTCACGCCCCTTCTTCCCGTCAACCGTCCCTGATGCGACGTAAGCTCGGACAACTTCGCCGCCGTCCGGCTTCCACTTACTCGCCCACTTCCCCGTCGGGTCTTTGAGCGTGAGGCTGATTTCGTCCGCCTCATTCGTTTCCTTGTCGTCGTATGAAAAGGAAAGGAGATCAGGCAGTATGTCCTGCGTCACCGAAGTGCCGGCTTCGGTGAAGAGGAGCCTCAGATAGGTCTGAATAGGTCCACTCATCGCGTCCCCTCCTTACGCTTCCACGGCGGCAGATTCTCAGCAAACTCCGCCGAGTCAGTGTCAATGTCCGGCACATTGAGCACGACGCCGGCACTGAAGAACACCGTCTTCCGGTGCTGTAGATTTGCGCGGATCAACTGGTCCATCAACGCCTCGGAGCCATAGACTCGTTTAGCGATGATGTCCCAGGTGTCCATCGCGCGGGTCTCGTATGTCCTCACCATTACGCCTCCTTACGCATACGACAGCCGATGTTGCTGCGCCTTCATTCGAAGGTACCTCTTTTCAAAATCATTCAGTCCTTCATCGATCCCTCGCTTCACATCAGCGTATGGATCACTCGAAGACCCAGAGATGTTGATCACTGGCGAAAACACAATAGTGTCTCCCCGACCACCACCTCTCGTATCGAGCATGGTTGAAAGCTTTGAAAGAGGAATGACTGCTTCGGGCTCTCCGCCTTCGCCGATGTTCGCAAGCGTCGAGCGCGTCGCAATCCCGCCCTCAGCAAGCTGAGGAACCTTTGGGAGATTGACACCAAACGTCGAACCACCGTACTTCGGCACCCAATCCGGAATCTTCACAGAGATGCCGTTGATGGAACCGATAGCACTGTTTACCAAACCGATAATTTTGTTGATCGGACTCTTTGCGATGCCGAGCAAGCTATCGAACACACCAGAAAATACGCTCTTGACTTTCCCCCATGCTGAAGACCATGCGCTGACAAACTTCCCTTGTACATTCCCAACAAACTCGGAGAACTTCCCCCAAAGTTCGCTCATTTTTGCCTTCACAATGTCCCAGTTTTTGTAAAGCGCGACACCGGCAGCAACGAGCGCCGTTACGGCCAAGATCGCCAACCCAATCGGATTCGTAAACATGAACTTCAAAGCGCTTCCGAGGAGTTTCGCGCCAATCCTGAGCGCCGTGAGTGCACCGTTCGTCAGAATACACGCCGCTCTCCATGCGAGCATCAGCCCTTGGCTGACACCCCACCCTATGCCCTTGAGCGCCGTCCCCATCAAACGATACGCCCCCTTGAGAAGACTGACTGTTGTTGTAGTCACCTTGCAAATACCAGCCCAAATCTTCGTCGCAATCGACGCAAGCATCGTGCTATTTCTCACCCAATCGACAGCCTTCTTTATATTCAGAAAGCCTTTGTAGAGCGAAATCATCGGACTCACCGTAAAGGCCAGTGCCATACGCAATACATGAAAGCCAGCAATGCTACCAACAACGGCACCTGCAACTTTCATCATGCTCATGACAAGCTCTTTGTTGTTGCTCACCCAATCGCCGATTTTTTCGCCCCACTTGACGAACTCTGTTGCTCCCTCCTTCAAAGGATCAAGCAGCGGAGCACCGACAGCCTGGGCGAAATACTTCACGGTATTGCCAGCAAGAACCAGAGCGTTGGATGTAGTTGCCGCTCTTGCCTTGAACTCTCCCAACATCGATCCCGCATATTTCGCAGGGTCAGATACACGCTCAAAATTCACTCTGAGCCCATAAAGGTTCTGCATCATTGGACCAATAGCAACCGCCGCTTCGTCGCCGAACATGGCGTTGAGGTACTGGTTCCACTTCTCCTTTGGAATCTTCTTCTGAATCGCCTCCAAAGTACTCATGATGGCCTGTGGTGCATCCTTCTGAAGATTTTTCTGCAACTGTTTTGGATCAATCCCTACGTTTTTGAAGGCGGCAGCCTGAACATCGGACATCGATCCACCGCTCCCCATCGCACGCATCATGGCCTTAATGCCAGTTGCCGCAGTTTCAGAGGTCGCCCCTGCACCGATGACAGACGCAGAAAGAGCCGCTGTTTGTTCTGCAGTCAACCCCGCGACCTTACCAAGAGCACCATAACGTTTGATGGTATCCCCGATCTCTGAAGCCAACGCCGCGTTGTTATTCGACAGGTAGTTGACGGCATCAGCCAGACGATAGGTCTCTTCATTCGTGAGCCCCATACCGCTCTTCCACTTTGCCATCATGTTGCCGGCTTCATCTGCCGAAATACCGAATGCCACAGCCATCATTGCTGCCTGCTCGGTAAATCCGGCCAAATCTTTCGAAGCAATGCCAGACTGTGCTGCCGCCGCTGCAATCTGAGCGAGGCCGTCTGCAGCGAGAGGAATACGAAGACTCATCTTCTGCAACTGTTTCTGCAGATTTTTGAGGCCATCAGGATTATCAAAGTTGGCTACCTTAGCAATATCTGCCATCGCATCTTCCAACTTCATTGCCTCGTTAATAGGCATCCCCAATGTAGCTCCTCCCTTGGCAGCCATATTGAGAAGCACACCCTGACTGTTCATGCCTCCGTCTTTCAAGCGACTCTGCAACGCATTAGCTTTTGCCAACCGTTCCTGAGCAACACGAGCTTTATCGGCAGCTCGAGCCAGTTCGTTTTGGCGACGAGTAAGCTGTTGCAGAGTTTGTCCGGCCGTCCCCAAAGAAGAGTCAAGCTCACGCACCGCCGTTCGTTGCTTATCTACTGCTGCTTTTGCGCGATCAAGCTCTTTTTTTGATGACGCAACAACACGTTGAAAAGACGCCTGGTCTTTTTGCGCGGCCTTCAAAGCCCTTCCGAGTTCCGCTACTTTTTGCTCTTGCTGTTCGTACTTGTTGATCAGCTCGTCCGAAACGTTTGTGGATCTGTTGATCTGCGAAGAATACGCTGACAAACGTCGCCTAGCGGAATCATATTGTCTAGACAGCTCTGCCGTCTTTTGATCAAGTTCCCGAGCGTTATTGGTTACGCCCTTGTATTTGTTCATTGCATCAATACAGGCTCGTGCGTTTTCGTTGAGCTTTTGACGCATTTTGACAAGACCGTCTACTTGCGCCGATTCACGATTTAGCGTATTAACCTGCTTATTGAATGCACCTACCGTGTCATTCGCTTTTTTGAACGTATTGCTGAATGCCCCGGACAGCTTGCCAGCAATCATGAACGCAATACTGTATTCCTTAGCACCCATTTCACCGCTCCTTTAGAAAAGAAAAAAGCCCGCCGAAGCGAGCTCTTTTCTTTAGGATTCTGATTGTTTTATGAAAACACTAGGAAATAACAGAAGTAGCAAATCACCACCCCGGCGACCAAGGCCACAATCGCTTTCACGCCGTCCAATAGTGCTTCAAAAAATTTAAACATCGGTTCCCCCTCCTTGTATAGGTCTATGTTACCAGGTAAGGAGGGAGAAGTCCCAAAGTAAGGCCTCGCGCCCTATCTCTTTTGTCGTTTATCCAGTTCATCAGTGACTTGTGCCCATTGGCCGAGGTCAATAAGTGGAGTAGCGAACCATTCAAGCGCCCCCGAGCCAGTTTCTTTTCTAGAAAGCTGGATACACACCTGCATGATGAAGTTCACAGGATCGGCGACCCTCAGACCGAGTAGCTCAAAAAATTGCTCACCTTTTGGGTGATCAAGCAATACTCACGTGCCGGCAATTCGTTGAAGAACTCAATCGGCAACTTCGACTGACGCGCAAGAATGAGCGCACAGAAATCCGAGTCGGTCGTCGGAAGAGGCGAGAACAGCCCCAGTGCAGAATATTGTCTCTTCACTGCAGAAATGTCCTCGCCCTTCAGCCCTTCAAGGTTCATCTCGATTTCTTCGTACTTCTTGCCTTCAAATTCGAAGGGCGTTGCAAAAATATGCTTCATATTTTCACCTCAATATTTTGTGTTTGATCCGGTCAGAGGTACCTGCCTCCGACCGGTCTTTGCATTACGACAGTCCAAGGTCCTTACGAACGCTTGCGAGCTTGTCTTCGCCGTTGAAACGAGCGATGTAGTTGTACTTGTCGATTTCGACGAGCGTCTTACCGCCAACATCAACCTTGATGTACAGCACCTCAAACTCGGATTCGCTATCCGTAGAGGCCCCGACTTCGAACGAGCCAAGGCTGATCGACTTCGGCACCGCACGAAGAGACACGCGCACAGGAACCGTCGAATACGTACCAAGCGCAGCGTCATAAACTTGCTGAGACCCGCGAAGATCAAGCGCGTGCGCCTTCTGCTCCGCAAGTCGTGTCAAATCAGCAGAAATCGTTCGCCAAGTGAAGGTCGTCGTCATCGACCCGTAATGACCCAAGATCGGGCTCTCCACCTCACCAGCAATTCCCGCACCGCTGACCGTGTCGCTCATCGCCTCGAGCGACGGCAATTCAACGTTGGCAACCCCCAGAAGGTCATTGCCTTCTGCATACACCCTGAAATTGATCAATCGTTCAGGGACTTTGTTGTTTCCTGCCATTTTTCTTTCCTCCTTTACTCGAACAAGGCCGAGAGATAGTTCACGTCGTACTCAAGGACGAATTGAATCTCTTTATTCGGAGACGGCGGTGTAAGGTACACGTGGAAACGTGCAATGCCGTCCATCAGGTCCGTGTTCGAGTTTTCGCTTTCAAGGAACTCCACACGGCCGCCCAGGATGTACTGGCGAGCTGCGAGGCCATTCAACCATACGTTTGCGCTGTCAACAATCGTGTCAACCTGACGACGATTCAGAGGAGCATCCACACGCTGCCAGAAGGTCTGAACAAGCGTGTTCCCGACCCAGTTGAACATGCGTCGAACCGGAATGAAGGAATCCTTCACGTCGGCGTTGCCAGGGTAGCTAGCCATGCGGTTACCCCAACACACCCAACCACCGATGAAGTTGAGCGCAGTCACGACTCCCTGACCGTTCAGATAAGCACCGTTTTCAGGCCCGAGCCAGACTTCCTTGCCGTTCGCTAGGACCGTGGAAGTCATCTGGAAGTTCTTGTTGGACGGGCTGAAATACGGAGAGTTGTCGTTGTCACCGTCCACCTTACCGATAAGGCCCATGAGCTGCGTGCTCATGTGATACGCCGTACCGGAAAGAGCGAGCATCGGCCAACATGTCACCTGCGCCTCATCGACGACGTTATTGTTGTTTTTCCATTCCGCGACCTTGGAATAGGAATCAACGGTGTCGGTCGGCACGTCGATAAGAGCAATCGCACGGAAGTGTTCGTTGATGTTGACAGCCTTGGCCGCCATCACAGCCGCCACTTCAGGATCGCTCGAATACTTCGGAGCAACGATCTGACCAGGGACAAGACGGAAACGCGGGAAGCATTCGCCGACAAGTTCAAGGCCGCTCTTCGCACCATCAACGGAAACGCCGCCGATGATTTCCGACTTCGTAACAGCAGACGGATCAAGCTTCTCGGCTGCCAAAGTCAGCGATGCGCCAACCGGCACCTTGAAGTTATCCTCGTCCTTCTTCGAAGTGATGACCAGATGCCCCGCATCATTAAAGGTCGCGACGAAATCCGTACCTTCCTGATAGGTCGTCACGTCCTGAGAAAGCTTGAGGGTCGAGAGGATGATGCCTGTCTCAGCAATCGTTGCAGAGCCGGTCTTCGAGTCAAGCGTCACCGTCTTTGCCGTCGCCGTCTTCTTGTGCTTCGTAGGATCAAGCACGTTAACAACGATGATCGGTGCGACGCCAAAGAGAGCGAACTGCGAATAAATCGCCTCACTCAGTGTGAAGTCGTACTTTTTTAGACCGCTCGCGCTGTCCTCGACCGGCGGCACGTAGCCGAAGGCAGCGACAGCCTCGTCATACGAGTAGCAGAGAACGGGCTTGTTGACGTTCGTCGGGTCGGTCATATTGACCGGAGCAGTCCCGACAATGAAAGGAATAGCCGCCTCCACCTGCACCGGCGGCAGGATAGAAGTCGGCACTTCGGAGATTTTTACCCCGTGGTTGTATGCCATGTTATGACCTCCTTAGAGTTCATTTTTGAGTTGACGCACATAGGCGTTTAGGATGTCGCCCTTCACACCGATGCGCTTTCGTGCCGTTGCCAACTCGGACACCGGGACGAAAAGCCCACGGAGGGCCTCACTCTTTTCGCGCATCGATACGACGTGCGGAGGAAACTCCCCTGCACGGAAAACCGCATTGCGCATCAGTGCACCACCGCCAAGAGTCGGGCCGATATAAACGACAGCCTTTCCCTCGGTGGTTTGCGCCTTTTTAGTTGTGGGTTTCTTAGATCGGAAGAGCGTCGT